AGCGAAACGAGCTTGTTTGCCCGCGTCGCCCGACATCGTGAAGCGTGCCTATCAAGAACATATGGACACGCTAACAAGTCCAGATACCGGTGATGACCTCGTCATCCAGCGGATACTGAACAATAAACACTTTCGTCCGGTGATGCGGCAGATACGAGAACAGCTCGCCGCCAACTACCAGCCGTTTGACTTCGGGTCAAAAAAGCCTTTCCACTTCCTAGAAGAGCGAACCAACCGCCACGCCGCGTATGAAACTACGCGTGCCGAAGGCGGCAATGTTGGATCGCTCCATGAGGAGCTGGGGCTGAAGTCCACCGAGTCATATGAGTTATATACCGACGCGATCTGCCCTCTTGTGCTTGTACGAATGGTCTACAGCATAAAGACAGCTACGCGCGACGGCTGGAGGTACAACTACGTCCACGAAATTCGACAACCGCGGCCTCGCGCGTGGTTCGAGCTTCGGGCTCTCAGCTACTTGTACGAAACCGACCATCCGGGCCCACTTCGCTGCAAAATTCAGGCCGTCCTCGAGCCTATGAAGATTCGCACGATATCGAAAGGCCCCGCCATTCCGTACTACGCCGCTCGTCATCTGCAGAAGACGCTCCACTCAATCATGAGAGCGATACCTGCGTTTCGACTAATCGGCCGTACATTTTGCCCTACTGACCTCATTGACCTGAGACGTTTCGCCGATCCGACGGATGTCTGGTTCTCGGGTGATTATCGCGCCGCTACCGACAACTTGAGCTCGAAGCTTTCGCTCGCTCTACTTGCCGATTTAACGCGCGACCTCCCCGGTGCCGATGCGGAGAATGCTCTCCGCGTCCTTGGTCCCCATGTTCTTGAATACCCTGAGGACGAGACGCAGCCCTTCCCCGCCGTCGAGGCGGATGTGGTACGCCGCGACTTTGTCCAAAAACGTGGTCAACTCATGGGTTCAATCCTATCCTTTCCGATACTTTGCCTTGCGAACTACGGAGTTTATTGCGAAACGGTCGCTCCCCTTCGGGCGGAGTGGTCGTGGCGCGAGATGCTCGACGCTGTTCTTATCAATGGTGACGATATCCTCTTCCCGTATGATCTAATCGGGTGGGATCGTTTCGTCGAGGTATCGGCCGGTGTGGGCCTCAATATGAGTGTTGGTAAATCCTACGCGCATCATAGCTACTGCAATGTGAACTCGACATCCGTTCACTACAACCTGCGTGACCCTGAGTCTACGCCATTTCAGATCGATTATCTGAATGTCGGACTTTATTTCGGTCAGCACAAGGTACAGCAGCGGCACGACGCCACGGCGGCGTCGCACTGTGCGTGGGGGGAAGGCGAGGGCCTTGAAAGCCCGGTTCTCTGCTTGGAGCGCGTCATCAACGGGTGTTTGCCGAACCCCGTGCGACGCGCCCGGCTCATACAAGATTATTTCTCACTCCACTCCGACGAGCTCAGGCCATGGTGCGCTCTCGATGTGACATACGTACAAGAAACTGGCCGTCGTATCCGATCACGTGTTCATCGCAACGTGTTCCTTCCGGCTAGCGTTGGTGGCATGGGCGTGCCGCCTCCGTATAAATTCAAGTTCAGAGTCACACTAGCACAACGCCGCCTTGCGGCTGCGATTGTTGCGTCGGAACCTTGCTATCTGCCCTCGTTCGGAGCCCCGCTGCCCGGTGTTGTGCCGCGGACTGTCGAGACGATCGTCGCCTGCCCCGCGCAGGTCGACTTTCCGTCTCCAGCCCGCCGGCGCGTCCTTCGGGAAGGTGCTCGGCCCCTACGTAAGCGGTATTGCAGGCTTGGCTTTACGGCGTACGAACTTCCTCCTCCATGGGAGACGGAGGCGCCGTTTTTGCCTTGTAAGGTGAGAGGCGGGTTCGTGGGCATCTGCCCGGACGATGAATTAAGGCGCGTGTCACTGAAGGAGTGTGAATTTGGCGTGAGCCGGGTTCCCTCGGAGGTAAGTGACGCTGACGTAGCGAGTCTTCTCGCCTAGATCGTCAACGCCTGAAGTCGTCTTGGATCCCCAACGCTACTTCGATTTATGACGGCGGCGTTTCGACGCTGCCTGATTGCTGGCCCAAATGGGGTCACAACATGTAAACTGCCCAAAACGGTCCGATAATAGGTGGCCGGTGATGCAGGCGCGAACTCCCACGACTCAAATATGGTCGTGAACACGCTAAGCCTGTAAGCCGGCCGCCCATCGGGTGGCAATTGCCTCAGTTCCGTACCAAGCTCGTCTCGGCGCAATAAAAGGGTGTTCCTAGCGCCGGTTACTGTCCTCTCTCCCTTCAGATATCCTGTCCGCTACGGCTCGGGTACGCTTCGTTGCGTGCCCCTCCCGTGGTGGTAACCGGTGAAGATATAAGTGTGAGGGACTCTGCCGGTCGTTGGCCAGAACCTGTCAATGCGCTGTGACCGGCGTAGTGTCTAGAGACTGCACGGGTAGGCGGCGGTTCGTCGTTAATGAGGCTATCGGGTAATCATTCCCGTTCACTCCACGCGATCCCGCTGTTTGTTGTGATGTACAGTCCCGCCTGCTCGGCGGGATCCCATACTAGAGCAAACGTCATCGAAGTCTTCGGACACGATGCCATCGAAGAAAACCAAAACTGCTGCGAAGGTGCTTGAAAAGGCACTTGTTGCGGCCAAATCGCCCGCCGCGGCCTCGGTCGCGGCGGCAGCAGCGCCGCTCCTCCAGGGCGCGCTGAAGAAGAAGA